AGCAATCAATGGCAAAGCAAGACCAGGGTTACGACAGAACCAAAATTGCAATGGAACATACAATGTCGTTTCTGGAAGAGCATTACGCTCAGCACATACTTGTGCAGGTCCTGCACTTTCACATGGACCATCTATTTCATCTCCATCTTTATCAACCGTGAAGGTCAATTGAGTGGTATTACCAATCATTTTATTGTATCCACGTTCTTGTTCGCTAGACATAGTTAATTGATTCCACAAGTGCATGAAATCACCATATTGACGATCAATTCGTTGACCACCAATTTCAACTTCTACATGTTGGATAAGTTGTTCACCTGGACAATCTAACCAGCGTGCACCATCCAAACTATCATTTACAGTGTCAACTTCAGGCAAAGTTACTTGCAAATACGTGCGGTATGCAAGGTCACCATTGCGGCTAACCGTACAGGTAACACGACGTCCGAAATCGGCTTGACCGTTGAACGTTTGTTCAATTGCTTCCATAGCAAAGTTAGTGTGGCGACGGTAAGTCACCTTAAAGAAAGTAATTTGTGGGTTACCCGTAAGATAAACATCTTGGGCACCGTAAGCTACAAGTTGCATTAATCCACCTCCCATTGAGTATATAATATAGGAAAAGAAAAAAAAATTAAATATACGATTTAATTCATAATTTTGTTAATATCAAAATTTTTGACTAAAAATTTTTTCAAATAATCATCTAAATAAATCTCTTTTTGATTATTATGATTTTTATAAAAAATATATTTGTCATTGCGTTTTTTGATACACCACCCATCTTCCAATGCATTGTATAAAAAACCCATTTTTTGAAGCAATACGTAATCTATATTATGTTTTTCTTTGTTTAAATCAATATTTAGATCCATATATTAAATTATACAAAGAAAATGAATGTTTCATATAACCATATTTAAATACAAAAATATATTATATAAGACATTTTTAATTAAAAATATTAATTGTAAATAATATAAAGGTAATTTTTACAGATGCCAAATTTTAAACCTAAAACTATAAAAAAAATACTAGTGAACAAAAAACAAACTGTTACATTAGACGGAAAACACACTGAAATTATACAAGATATAAATAAACAAATAAAAGAAGAATTACCTAAATTAAAAAAAAAATTACTAGAAAAGAAAAAAAAATTGTCCTGTATTTCAACTATTGAAGAGAGAATAGTTCTCGAAGAAGATATTTCTAAATTAAAAGGAAAAATCCGAAAAATAAAAAAAAAGAAAAAAGAATATTTACTAGACAATTCTAAATATATATTTTCATACTTTGAAAACAAGAAAAGTATTTCAGAAGGAGAACAAATGAAAACAAAAGTTCTAAATTCATTTTTCAAACCGAAAGGTAATAAATTAAAAGAAAATGAGAAACTAGAAAAAACAAATTCGAATCTATATAAATATTTATGTAATATAGATGATAGTTTTTTAGATATTAATAATTATATAATGCCAAATGACATATGTGGTTATTGTCATAAAGGCGAATTAATTAAAGTAGATAATGAAGGTATAATGGTATGTAATAAATGTTTTAAAAATGTTCAAATTTTAATTGAAAATGAAAAACCATCTTATAAAGAACCTCCTAAAGAAGTGTGCTTTTATGCTTATAAAAGAATTAACCATTTTAGAGAGATATTAGCACAATTTCAAGCAAAAGAAACAACTAAAATACCAGAACATGTATTTACTGCTATTAAACAGCAAATTAAAAAGGAAAGGATTGAATTATCACAATTAACAAATTTAAAAGCAAAAGATATATTGAAAAAACTTGGTTTTAATAAATACTATGAACATATACCATTTATCAAAGATAAATTGGGAATTAAGCCTCCTATTATGACACAACAATTAGAAGAAACTTTATGTAATTTATTTATGGAAATTCAAGCACCTTATGCACGCGCATGTCCAGAAGAAAGAGTTAATTTTTTGAATTATTATTATACAGTATATAAATTATGTGAATTATTGGATCAAAAACAATTCTTGCCTTTCTTCCCAATGTTAAAAGATAGAGAAAAAAGAATAGAACAAGATGAAATATGGAAAAAAATATGCAATGAATTGAATTGGGAATTTATACCAACTATATAATTTTTCTATTGTTGTTATTATATAACATTATATAGGTTATAATGTTATATAGGCTATAATGTTATATATAATAATTAAGATATACTACTCAATGGGTATTATCGAATTGAAATTTATTTTCCACCAGGGAATCCAACTAAGTTAGCACCGATACCAAATCCTGCACCAGACCTTGCAGATTCAGCCATAGATGGCAAATAAGTGTCCAAAATGCTAAATGTAGCAGCTGCAACCAATGCAATTAGTGCAATTTCGTCAAGTTTTAGAGATTTTTTAGGGATAGCATAACTTGCAAGAGCAACCATCAAACCTTCTACTAGGTATTTAACAACTCTTTGTACAAGCTCGTTAACATCTAATAATCCAGATAGATTCATCATTTATAAATATTAATTAGAAAAAAAAATAATATCGTTTAATTACTTAAAATTATATATTTATAATATTTTATAAATGAGTAATCTTGTTAAAAAAACCGATCCAAAATATGTAGACTTGTTGGACGAAGACAAGGCAATTTCAGGTCAAAAATTTGCTTGTATGTCATTTGTATCTCCTGAAAAAATTTTAAAGCAAAAAGAAATGTTTTTTTTTGAAAAATTCCTAAAGAATTGGGATTTTCAAAAATCACTCGAAAAATATGCACAGTTTTTGAATTATTTGTCATTTAAATATAATCTAAAATTTGATGATCTAACAAATGATCTTCAAGATTTTGTTAAAGATCAACGTGAAAATTTATTGTCAAATTCAATTGAAGATGAGTACAAGAATTTTTTAGATAATAAAGAAGAACAACTTGAAAGAGAATTTAATTCATTGCACAATTTTCAAACAAGTACACGTGGCATTAAAGTAAGAGGGTCATTTCCTACTCAAGAAGAAGCTGAATTAAGATGTAAGATGTTAAGAGAAGTTGACCCAAATCATGATGTATATGTTGCACCAGTTGGTGTATGGGTACCATGGCATCCTGAAGCATATAAAACTGGAAGGGTTGAATACTTAGAAGAAGAATTGAATGAAATAATGAATGAAAAACGTAAGAATGAAGAAAGTGCTAAACAACAATTTGAAAAACGTGTCAAGGAGACTAAACGAAAAGCAATTGAAGAAAATATCAAAAATGCTGAAAAAAGTGGAAATATGCTTTCACAAACAATTGATAAAGAAGGAAACTTAATTAATATGGCTATGACAGAAAATTTTGATGAAAATGATACTGTAACAAGTGCGGATATTAGAAAAGAATTATTTGAAGGAGATAATATCGTAACTAGTTCTAATAAAAAGGAATTACATCAAAAAGCTATGGAAAATAAAATTGCAAATTCAATGACTAACAAAGACGATGAATCAAAAGAATAAATATAAATATCATTAATATTATAAATATAATTATAATATTAATGATATTAAAAATATCAATTGATAAAACTTTTATAAATAATTGAATTGTTTATATATCATAATTTATATATAAACAATGTCTGAAAATAAGCAAAAATATGAAGAATCATTACTAAAAAATAAAACTGAATCAGTGAATAATCAAAATGATAATAGTAATCAAAATGATAATAGTAATAATAATATTGATAATAAAAAACAAAAGAAATGTAAGAAAAAAAAGAAAACTAAAAAACCAAAAAGATGTGAATATGAAAATTGTAAAAAACGTTTAACATTAGTTGATTATGAATCCATATGTAAGTGTAGTAAATATTATTGTATGATGCATAAATCAGGGTCTAATCATAATTGTACTTTTGATTATAGAGGAGAATACATGGAAAAACAAGATATCCTTATATCCAATATGAAAATAATAAATAAAAAAATGGAAGTATTTTAAATGTTAATTTATTACATATAATTATTAAAAATAACTACCATTTTGATTTTCTTACATTAATTCTTGTTTGATTTTTTTTCATTTGATTAGGATTATACATCTCTTCATCATCATCAGAATCCATATTTTTAGATAATTCCCAAAATTCTTTTGAACCCAATCGAAATGGTCCATGAGGATCTGCTTTATACCAAAATATTTGATCTTGCAGTTTGTTAGATTTCGCATTATTATTAATAACCAAACATTCATAGTTTTCAGTGCATTGATCCATTACTTGACAAAAACTTTCAAATGTAGGAAACATACCAGCATAATTTTCAAATATACGTTTTCGATTTGTAATATATGGTTCTCTCAATATAAAAACATAATCTATATTTGTTCTTAAATT